ATATCTACTATAATGTGCTGGATGGAATTTTCCAACATTATAGTTAAACAAATTACTATCTACTATTATTGTGTGTTTGTTATGTGTGTTTAGTGATACAGATTTTCTTAAAATTAAATGAGAGGTGTTTGGACTACCAGAATGTGCCCACCCTTGTATAACTCCAACATCACACCTAACAAGATTCCTATCAAGATGTGGTATACCTGTGTCGCCACACTTATTAACTCCTTGCACAAATCTTGTAAGAACTTCTGTTTTGTGAGGACTTTTATGAGGCGAAGGAACACCGGCTAGATAGGATACTACTTTCATTGAGTAAGTTCCTTAACTTTTTCCCAATACTTTTGCGTAGTATCGCAACATTCATCTAGTGCGTTATCAAATACTTTTGCATTTTCTATTGCATCAGACATACTCATACCTTTTGACATTATTGCAGGTTGATGTTTAAAAGAGAAAAACTTTGATGTCCAAGGATCTACTATTACAACTTTTTTCTTTAACAATGTACCCCAGTATGCACCGTGATAGCTATTTGTTAAAATAGTATTAGTAGAACCTAATAATTCTAGTGTTTGGTCTATATTATTTCCACTGTTTATAAATCTAGGTATTGGTGAATCTCCAAAATTTTTAATTAATTGTTTTTTATGTTCAAACCAAATAATATCATTTTTTATAGGATATGTTTTTCTAAGTCCAGGATGCATACAACTAGCACAAGGCACCCATTGAAATCTTTGTCCATAATCTCTAACACCAACTAAATTATAATCATTTAGATATCCTGGATAGGTTATTGATCCTTTAGATTTTTTGACATCTTCGTTGTTGTGTCCTGCGCCCCAAATTATTCTTTTTGATTTATCAGTTAACAATTTATCAACATATTCTTTTACAAGAAGATTTAATTTTTCAAAAAACTCGTCTCTTACTTGTCTATTTGCACCAGTACTTAATCGCCACATTTTTGCTGGCATATTAAGTAATTGACTTGTATCGTATCCTTTTAATACATTGTGCATAGCTTCTTCAAAAAATTGATTTTCAATTAATCCACCGCCACCGACAATTAAATGTGCATGTTCTGGAATATGTGCTGTAGAAAGCTCATTAATATCAATACTAATGTATTCTTCTTTTTTTAGAAAATATTGCAAAGGATCACTTGCCATATCTCCTACATTGTTTAAATCTTTTCTGTGTACTACAACGTATTTCATGTGCTTTCCATTAAAATTCTATATGCACTGCCATTTTTAAATTCTTTAATGTGAAATTGTCCATATGCTAAATGACAGGCCCATTTATATATTTTATCTTCGTCTTGTAGAGTTGGTTGTTCAATTAGACTAAGATCCTTGTCACATACAGGATCTGCTGCTGTAGGTGCTAGTGTAAACGCTGGGACGCCATATAATACACTTTCGACTGCTGCTATACTTTGATATGTTACTAGTGCATGGCAGTTGTCTAAATCTTGATATATTGTATTAACTACACGTTCAGGACGAGATGCTTTATTTCTAATCCTAATAGGTCTATCTGTATGTTTTTTTATTTCGGCTACAGTTTCGGATACCCAGTCATCTCGTGATATTCCGTAAAATTTACAAGGTTTTTCTGAAGGAGTAACTAATAAAATATGATTTCCATTTTTACGTTTACTAATAGTTTGTTCTAAACTTTTCCATCTATCATCAGGTCTGTCTATTATTTCGTTGTGTTGTAAATTGTTTTTTACAATTCTGTGCCAAAGTTTAACACCGTTAGGATTAAGATTATTTTTATAATTACCAATGTATCCACTGTCCATATAATAAAAGACTCTATTTGTTTTCCAGCAATTTTTTATTAATTTTCTCTTAACCATACTACGAATTAAAATAGGATCATTGTTAGGATAGTCTGCATATCCATATATCGGAAGGCCGGCTCCCTTTGCAAACATATTAATATATTCGTCAGACTTATTTCTACTTAAACATATCATACAGTTCGTTTTTCCATAGTTGTGCAAACTCACAGTTTCTATAGTTTTCAAACCAAGGACCGCCTTCAGTATAATGTAGTAGCTTTGGGGTTTCTATATCATCGTAAACACCAACTAGATAGTTCCATGTGTGATCTAGCTCTCCAATTTCTTCATCTTTTAACCAACTAAATCTATGTAGATATGCTCCATTAATTTCTGGATTGTTAACTAGATCCATTGTAAGTGCAGCATTACTTGGATGAGCGCAATTAAATAACATAACGCTTGACCAGTTTTTTCGTGGATAGATAGTTTGTTTTTGTCCATCCATTTTTATACCTTCTTTAGGTGTATAGTCATGTTGTACACACATTACAGCATAACGATCATCTGCTTGATCAAATAGTTCTTTAATATCAGTTGTAAGGATCATATCACAATCCATAAACAATGCCCAACCTTTGAAGTTGGTTAGTTCAGGTATAAGAAAACGTGTAAAGGTAAATTCTGTACTTGCAAGTTTGTCAATAGGACGATTATACCAGCCTGCATCACGTAATTCTTGTTGCTTTAGCGGACGTACATCTGCTGCTGGTTGCTTATTTAAAATACTATGTTTGCATACTTGGTACGCAATATCTTCTCTAGTGTCATAACCTACAAATATTTTCATTAACTACGCCTTTCTATGTCGTCTTCAACACACTTATCTCCCCGTTGAATTTCTAATATATGTGCATTTTCGCTGCTGGGATTGCTTGCTTTGTGCCATACTGTTTTGTCTATTTCGTATGGTTTACTATGTGGATGTAAAACTAAACTGTTTTTAGCACCATTATATTCGGTGTCCATTTGAACAGCGCCTTCCAACACTATCCACTGTTCTGAACGGTGATTGTGTCTTTGATCACTGAGAGATTTTCCTGGGTATATAACAAGCTCTTTTACTTTGTAACCTTTGCTAGGTTTATAATCAAGTACTCTCCAGTAACCCCAGTCACGATCTGTTTTTTGTGTTTTCCATTCATCGAGTATCCAACTACTTGAATTTGCTTTATTTTCACCACCTACACCAAACACAAACTGTACATCAGGATGATTATTATACATCTTATATTCTAATGTATTTTTATTAGTTCTGTCTCCCCCGTTAGCAAATACTAATTTCCACTGAGAACTTCTAGTTGCTAACACTTGAGAAATTGCAGCACATGCACTGTCGTCGTCATCATTAAACCCAATAACTTCATCTACACATGCAAGTTCTTTTATAATAGCAGTTCGTTCTGCAAAGGGCATGAATGGCTTACCTTTTTTACGGATAAGCCATTCATCTGAATTAACTCCAACAACTAGATGATCACCTAGTTCTTTTGCTGCTTTAAAATATTCTATATGTCCTGAGTGTAGTGGATCAAATCCGCCTGTAACTAAAACTACTTTCATGTAGTTATTTACAGTGTTGCGTCTTCCATACCTGCAACTCTGAGTTTTACAACGTTAGTAATTTGCCATTGCTTTTGATCAAGTGCTTTTAAGACTCCTAACCATTTGTTGCGCATTAGAGCAAATTCATTAATAATTTTTTCGTAGTCAACAACGTCTGCCTCGCCGTCGACGTATTTTTCTACGTCACGGCTTGACAGAGCTCGCTGATAATTCTCAAGATACTTTTTGAAATAAGAGCTACGCAATCTACGTAGCTCTATGTTTAGATAGTTTAAGATTGCTTCAATTTCTTGAAGCTGATTAAACCGATGTTCGACAATTCCTGGCATTTCGGCTGCTGCTCTTTCTACATTTCCTTGTAGTTTTACTTCTTTACGAGCATCAATAAGCTCAGCTTCAAAGTGTTGTACAGCATCTGGAATTTTGGAAATATCTCTTGATATCTCGCTATACCACCCCATTACCAGTCCTCGTCGTCTCTATCTTCATAATTAACATCAATATCTAAATAATAATTTATTGCATTATCCAAGTATCTGTCTGAGCCTAACGCATTGATAAGTGTATCATCTTCTACACCATAATCGGCAAGCAGATCAACAAATGATTCGGCTGCAAGTTCAATTTGTTTTTTATCAATATACTCTTTAAACAGATTCCAAAAGTCTGCAATTTGATTTTCATCCATTAATTATTCCTCAACTGGTTCCTCTATTTCTATGACGTCTTCATCAGTCGCCATATCGATATTTACCTCGTTGAGTAATTTTTGTTCATAATCAGACATAACCATATCTAGCATTTCACCATTCCAATCTTTACGATATGCTAGGTGTTCTTCGCCGTTGCTGTCGATATACTTTAGTCTATTACCTTGCTGTACTATTACGCCTTTCTTTTCAAATAATTCAACAAGTCCACTGTAAGGATTCATACCAGTTTCGTATGGAATCTTAACTTGTACACCTTCGAAAGGTTTTGCGTATCTTGTTTTCATTACTTTACAGGCTGCTCTAATACCGTGTACTTCAGATGTTTTCTTACCATCTTCGTCTTCTTTGAGCTTGAGCTTCTTCATTGCTACAACTATGCTAGAAGCGTATATAAAGCCCTGTCCGCCACTTATTTTATCATCTGGATCAAACATATCCTGTGAAGCATAAGTATGGTTTGTACACACTAAGCCTACGTTGTGCGAGCCAAACATATTGACTGAGTTACGTACAAGTGCTGTTAGTGCTTTAGGCTTACGGCCCATATCACCTTTTAAGTCACCCTTATCAAACTGATCAACATCAGTTGGGGTTAACAACATACCTAGTGAGTCAACTACAAACAATACTTTAGGACGCTCTTCTTCATTCATTTCTTTATAATCTTTCATGAATGTTGAAATAGTCTTTGCTACGTCATCAATCATTGACATATTGAGTTTAAGCAGTTTGTCTTCTGATGTATCAACATCGAGACGTTGTAACCACTCTTCGTCAAGTGCGTTCTCTGAATCAATAAGAACTACAAAGATGCCTTGATCTTGTGCGTGTTTAACAATGTTACCAGCACAAAAATAAGATTTACCAGAACCTGATTCTCCAGCAAATACTGTTACCTTACCAAGCGGAACGCCTTTGTTGAACTCTCCTGAGATAAGATAGTTAAGAGCATAATTACCAGTCGAAACCCAATCAGTTGGATCGTTAAAACCGGCACTCATGCCTTGAATTGATTTTGTCAAAGTTGTTCTAAACTTTGACGGATCGAATGCTTTAGTCGCCATATTATTCTCCTAATCTAAAAAGCGTGGCAACTATTAACTTTTGAAGTGTTGACAGGTAAACCGTGAAT